TCACTCAACGTATATTCGCAATCACAATCCCCGGCTAAAATAACATGCCAAATATCCTTTATTTTCAAATGTTTCTCATCGAAAAAAAAGTTATTCATATTGGCAATGTCTTTGACATTTAGGTAATGTTTCCTTACAAAATTAACCGGTGGAAAATGTTTTTTCCCAAGCTCTTTTTTATAAATGAACATCAATTCGACTAAATCGCCGAAACCTTTCACATTTTGAACCTCTGATATACTTTCGCTACAGTGGTTTCCCTTTTGCATAATTTTCAATAAATCATTAATCATGGTATAATTCCTTTCGCTCTAAGTCCAGTATCAGTATCGGAAAGAGTCTTTATTACCTCATCAATTTTTTCCGAAATCTTCATACCGTTATCATTTATACTATTTAAAACATCTAATTGTTGTTGATTCACTTTCAAAGTAGAACCCAATATACTTTCTTGTCTATCTTGCGACAATCTGATTCCTGTCATTTCCCCTTCAATAACCCCGGCTGTTTCCTGTGAAACGCCTTTTATTGCACCTGTTTTTGAATTTGCTGACGTTGTTGCACCATCAAATAGATAGGTCATTTGTGACAGAATATCAGCGTAGCTGGTACCTAAGTTTTTTACTCCATTTTGGAAATCTTCAAATGCTTGCTTCGCCTCAGGCGTATTTAAGTCATTTTCAGTCCAAGTATCGCCAACTTTTGTTGTTATCTTACTTTCTAATTTACTCAACATTGATTCCAATGGAGTTTCGAGTAATTTTGTTTGAAGCCATTGCTTTACAATATTCTGTACTACCTCATTGCTTTTCTCATCTATCACGTCGAAAGCATCAGCACCCGACGCTATAGCATCAAATATCGAATTTCCCAACGTACTCGCGAAATCCTTTCCTGTGGTAGTCATTATCTTGTCTGACATAGCCGTGTAAATAGCCTCTATGTCATCCGCTGTTTGCTGTGCTGCGGATTTTGCCGAATCAATTGCGCTCTGGTCTTTTTTCTTTCCGCTCCTACTTTCTTGAAGTTTTACCTCATCTTGTTCGAGAGCTAATTGTGCCTTTAGGTTCGCGAGTACTTTTGCCTGGTCTTGAAAATATTCTTGACCATAAGCGTCATCAACTGCCTTTTTAAGACCTGTATAAGCTAGTTGTAAAGCTTTCACAGCGTCTTCATCTGCTTTTATAGCCTTTTGTACTTTTCGATCTTTTGCGCCCCAAATAAGATCAATGCCATTACTAACCAAAGATATTGAGCCTTGAATAATGGAAATCGGGTTTCCTGTTGCAATTCCCTTTGCTAAATCAGCCGCGCCAGAAACCATTCCCTGAACATCTGCAAACACTTTTTTAGTTTGATCGTCCATTTTAATGCCCATGGTGTCTAACCCTTGATTAACCGAGCTCATTACAGAATTAACGGCATCTAATGCACCAGAAGCATCTTTGAAAATATCCTTAGTTTTAACTGGGTGACCTTTGATCAAATTATCTAAATCATCGAAAATGGGTTTAAATGGATTCTTTTGCCCGATTTCGTCTCCAATAGATTTTATTTTTTCGACATAGGCTTGGTACTGCTGTTCAGAAACAGTCATTTCTTTCTGTTTCACATTACCATTCAGGTCTTTCAGTTCGGGAATTTTATATGTTACCGTACCGTCAGAAGCTGTATTTTTTACAGCACCCGCAATTGAGTTCTTTGCTGCATTCTGCAATTTGCTTAATGCTCCAACTCCTAAGTCAGAAAGATTTTCGAATAATCTTTTATATAGAGATGTTTGTTTCAGCAAGCTATCACCAACAGCAGAAACGTCTTTATTATGCTGTTCTGAGCGTAGCTGTGCAACTCCTTTCAATCGGTCAACTTCTTTTTCATTATTATCTATCTCAGCGATAGCAATTTTCTTGTTTATCGTAGATAATTCGTCATCATATTTTTGATCTATTTCAGACAGTTGTACTTTGTAAGTTTTATATTTTTCAAGCAAAGCCGTCCACTCTTCCTCCGTTGCCTTACGTGTTGTTTCGTCAATGTTACCGGATGCTGTTTTCTTTTGCTCAGGGGTGAGTTTTCCACCATCAGTGGTGTCTTTCAATCCTGATTTCAAATCATTGAGTTTTTTGATATATTCCTCTGTTGATTTAGATTCAGTTTTTAGTTTTGACATTGTTTCTGTAAACTTATCCCATTCCGTACGAACTGCATAAATACCGTTTAATTCATCATTCAACTTTTGAAAGTTTGTAATCTGCTCGGTTGTTGCTTTTCCGCCACTAATAATGGTTCCAAGTTCTGTTTTTTTCTTTTCAAGCATATCCGTATAGCTTGAACCACCTTTTAATAAAGATGCATATTGTTTGTCGGCAAAGTCTTTTCCATACTCCAAAATAGTTTTGTAGTATTGTTGGTATTGCTCTTTTTGATAGTTTAATGCTCCATCAAAATCCTTTGGAGTTAGGCGCTTTATTTCCTGTTGTGCAAAATCTATCCGACTCGAAATGTCAGTACCATTTTTAGTATAATATTTACCGGTTAGTTGATCAGAAGAGGCAACAGTATTTTTCAATTTTTTCAAAATGGCATCCCAATATTCAAGCGTTCCATACGGAGCGTTTACGCCTGTAGTTTTTGCTTTTTGAGGCTTAGTATTCGTCAAACGGTTGTAGTATTCTTGTGCAGATTTTACCTTTCCGTCTAATTCCTTAAGTTTCGTGTCCTTTTCGGATTCATCGGAAACAGAAACAGGTTTTAAGCGTTCTGCTGTTAATGCATCCTTAGCCGCTTTAATTGCCTTTTTTGCATCCTCTACTTGTTTAGTATAAGATATAGTTTCCTCGGTGTTCTTTTTATTTCCAGTACTTACTTTTCCTGATACAGAACCAAAAATTTGATCATATTCTTTCACTTCGTTATTTAGTCCAGTTTGAGCCATTTTTATTTTCTCAATCGAGTCTAAAATAGGACTATTGTTTAATTGATATGACCCTGTATCGTCCATGTGTGTATGAGTTCCTGTATCAATACCATTTTTTTTTAGCAATGTTTTCCAGTCACCACCGCTTTCAACAGAACTCTTAACCGAATCAAAAAGAGCAGTGCCTTTGGCTTTCCCAAGACTATTAATAAGCTCATTTCTAATTGTTTTATATTGGCTTGTTATTTCCTCAGCAGTCTTGTCACCTGACTCTTTCATATACTTATCTTTCAGCCGAGCCTTTGCGGCTTCCTCAACGGCTTTAGTAAGTGATTTATATGCCTGAGCTATACCGCCGACAGTATTTAATTCTGAATTTAGCATAGAGTCATACTGCCCATATTTCGAAACGATAGCATCTTTTGCCGATTGATACTCCTTGGTTCCTGCTGTTGCATTTTTCAATCTATCAAACATGATAGAAAGATTGGCTGACTCTTCGTCAACGGCTTGATTCATTTCTTCACGTGCTTTTTCTACCTCCGTTTGTGCGGATGCAAAATGGTATACAACCGCAGTTAACGCAGCCAACGCAACAGCCGCAGCGATATACACATTGGCTTTTGATTCCATATTGAAAGCAGTCTGTGCTGCTGTAGCAACACCAAGAGATTTTGCAGTTTCCAAAAATGCCTGAGAATAGGCAACAACATTACTTATTTCAGAGGTAAGAGAAATTGCAATTATAGCCGCTTTATATGCTCCATATGCAGCAACTAAAGGCATAATTACACCCAAAACATCTTCATAGTGTTTTGTCAAGTTTATTGCCTCATCAATAGCACCGGATAATATACCATCATTGCTCTTTCCTATATTGTTAAGCATTTCGTCCCAAGCATCTTTCAAATTTGAAAGCTTACCAGTTAATGTTTGGGATTGAAGTTGCATAAGGTTGAAGAACATTCCGCCGGAGTTAGTCACTTTCTTGATTACCTTGTCAAACTCTTCAAAACTTACTCCTCCGCTTTCAACAACCTTTTTAACCTCCGTATCGGCTATTCCCATTTGTTGGGCCAATTCATGTATTATCGGGAATCCTGCCATTGTAAGCTCACGCAGTGTTCTACCGTCCATTGTACCAGCCGCTTTTATTTGACCGTAAACGTGTACTAGCTGACCAAGTGGAACAGAAATACCTGATGAAATATTACCAAGTCTTATTAATGTATCGTTTACATCTTGCTGAGCTACTTGGAAAGCAAGAAGCTGCTTTGCGCCGGCGGCTACATCGGTCAAAGTATATGGAGTGTGTGCGGCTAATGAAATCATTTGTTCCATTAACTCGTTACCTTTCTCCTTACTTCCGAGCATTGTATCGAATGCAATTCCAATTTGCTGGAATTCTCCGCGAACGTTTATAAGCTCAGTACCAAATTGCTTTATTCCCTCAACGCTAAAGTAGACAGCCATCATTTCACCTACTTTTTTCATAGCGTCGTCTATCTCGCTTCCTCCGCTCTTTATTCCTGATACATGCTGTTTGAAACGTGATTCTGACTGACCAAGTGCGTTTATAAACTGCCCGTTATCTAGCGTTTCTATTATGTCTAATTCTCCACTCATTGTGTTTATTTTTTAGCAAGATTCTCAATAGATAAAATTTGTTCGTCTGTTAGGTTATCGCAGTCAATCTCTATGTCTTCACCATCTTTATTTTCATCCTCAAACCAAGGAGCATCAACTATTCCTCGTAATATAATCACCCAAGGAACTCTGTAATAAAACATTATCCAATCACCGCCAAAATACTCTTTACATATATTCATCAGCCTCCCGATAGGGCTCTTTAGCCCTCTTTCTCTACCAGCGTTGGAAGTGCTTTTTTTATTTCTAACATCAGGCTGGTAGAGGACATAAAATTTTCGATATTGCAAAGCATTCTTATCGCTTGCGTTAATCGTAGTAACATTGATGGCACTACGTTGTAATAGATTGTATTTGCCAGTTCGTTTGTTTGTTTTTCTTCGTATTCTCGGTCAATCTCTTTCGGGTCGCTTATGCCTATTGCAATAATTGCAATAATACGAGCCATCTTTTCGGATGTCTTGTCAGCCAGAATAGCTCCGTCTGTATATGGTTTATTCAAGTCTAATTGCTCTTGAATATCAAATAATAGAAATTCCCGTCCTATGGCTGAAAGCGTGGCAAGTGTAGGTTGGTGTAGGTATATAGTTTTTTTCGCCTTACGCTTAAAAGAAATGCCTATGTACGGCACCTTTATGCGATGGATGTATTTTATATCGAACTTTAAACCACGTTCGAGCATAACTTCATGTTCTTTGAACTCTTGAACTAATTTATCTATCATGTTTTGTTGTATAAAAAAAGCCGCCGAACATATCCGACGGCTTTTGGTTGCACATAATTAGCTCACATTTTTATGCAGCTGGCTTTTTGGTTATTTTGAAATAACTTAAAGTCGTACCTGGGTCAACTGGTGAAATTTTGAAGTTGATAAGTGCTGAACCTGTATCGGTCAGTTTTCCTGTAAACCATCCAGTCAAAATACCGTTAGGAATAAGAATTTTCATGTTAGCATCTTTAGTTGCGAGAACGAAAGATTTGTTTGGAACATATATTTCCTTATTTGCCTCCCAGCCATCGGCTCCCATTGTTCCGCCATGAATGGTAGTTAATTCGGTGCCAACCTCAACATAGCAGGCTCCTGTAAAATTGATAGAATCACCCGGTGTTACATTGACATCAATTGGAACAATCTGACCAGCAACACCAAGATTTTCGACCTTTGGTTCTCCCTCTGCAATGGTTACACCATTTGAATCTATAGTACCTATTTTGGTTCCAGTCCAACCGGTACCACCGGGGTAATCTGTTGTCGCTACATCACCAACGGAAATGCTCGACAGGTTTTTTAATACTCTTGACATGATTGTAGTTTTTATAAATTAAAAAATTCAAAGTTTACTTTAATAGAAAAATAATGGTATTTTAAATCTAACTCACTAATAACTGTTTGGTTACCAATGGTCATATTGTAGTCAGGATTAATGTTTGATTCCAGCAATTCAATCACCTTATCACCTATAATGTCAATCCGACCCGTATTTGGGAATGTCTGATCACCTGCGTCAATATCAGGAATCCAAATGTTTACCGCAGCCGTGCCAAATTGTTTTGTCTGACCGACCAAAGAAACAGTCTTTATCACAATATCTTCGCTGCCTGAATTTGGGCGACCGAGCTTATAAACATCTCCGCTTATAAGAGCTTTTAAATCTGCATTTCCATTTAATAGGATATAAAGAATATCTACCTGTTCGCCTGATGTTTTCATTTTTTTAATTCTGATTTGATCTGTGATAATATTTCGGCTATTTTCAATTTCAACATATTACCCGCACCGGATAATACATCGTAACCTTTAGCCTCTACACACGCAGCATAATCCATCCCGGCAACAACAATTAGAATCCAACCTTTCGGGCTCAATTCGGTAACCATTTCAGCAACTTTATTTGCATACGCCTGACCTACTCCTTTCCCTGCAACCGAATTACCGGGAAACTTGCCTGAAACAACAATTCCATCTTTCAAAATAACATACCCAATACTATTTCTTAGATTTGTGGTTCTATCAGTATAAGTGTCAAGGCTTCTTGCGTATATTACTGCCTCCTCTCCCACTCTTGATAGAACATCAAAATTTGCCTTGTCGAGTCTCTCACGCATTGCTTTGTGATAGGCTTCAAGCGTATTTTTTTTGATTGCTAAACCCATAATCTAGTATTGAATTGCTCCTTACGAGAAATTATTACTTTGCCAGTAATCCTCAAAGTATCACCATCCATAACACGTATGGTTGTACCTCTTGAAAGAGGTTCTGTACCTTTAGGAGCAAAAACCACAAATGTTGCTACATACCCAATTCCGTCAGGCGTCTCAATTTTATAATTTCTACCGTGTTCATCTCTGCATTTACAAACTTCCTCCCAGTCAGAAGTACCCGGAATGAAATTCCCGTTTTTGTCTTTCAAAATATCTGATTTGGGTAAAATCTGTAAACTGTATGGATATTGTGATTTAAGCATATTACCAATAGTTAGAAGCGTCGCGAATTTTAGGAGCCAAACTAAATTCAATGTTATTTGACAGCCCTAGTCTATGAACCTCTGAGTTGTACCATTTGGTAACCGACTCCTTATCGTATTTAATCGAATATCCGCCCTCGACAATTTCAGGAGCTAGTAATAAGTCCCGAACTTGGTATAAGCAAGCTTTATCTACGAGAGCTATATTATTTTGATCTAATACGGAATCAGGGGCAGTAATTGGAATTATATACTTGATATTAAGTACTGCAATTTCAACGTCAGAAAGTTCAATGCCAAGCCTTATTAGCTTAGAATTTAAATAGTCAGATACCTTATATTCAGTTGCCATATTTTTCTAAAATGGTGGGGCTATCTCTAACCCCACCTATTATTAAAATTCGACGTTCATTATGTAAATCCTGTCGATAAGGTCAATTGCAGGGAACGCATTCAACTCAACATTGGTGAATTCTCCCCAAGGGTCGTTTTCTTGCCATTTTGAAATAAGTGCGTGATTGTATGAACCGTAATTCACATCAGAAACCGGGCGTAATTCTTCCATGCAGTATGCATTTTTGATCGTACCGATTTTACCCGCAGGAACAAAAGTGATATTAGCATCATTGAATGGACGAACCGATTTGATGATGCCGTCTTTTTCAATACCGACTACCTGATTAACGATTTCCATTTGAGGGAATAGATTAGCAGTAAGGTATTCGTTCACTTTGTCAAGTGTAGCAACCGAAGCACCTTTTTGTAATGCGTTGAAAGAAATCAACGAGGTGATAGTTTGGTTACAATGAGCCATGTTTAAGAAAGCTGATGGGCTGATAAGGATTTTTGCAAATTCGTGACCCAATAGACGGGCATCAGATACCAATTTGGTAATGTCGTCGATAGGGGTTGCATCTGCTTTGTCAGACCATTTGAAAGCTGCCTGTTTACGGTTATCACCTGGCATAAGCAAATCAAGGTCATCCTTTAAAATGATACCATCAGGGTTCCAATCAACGGTTAAGCTGATTTTACCAGTTGATACTGCTTGCAACGCCATAATATCAAGGCGTTTGTGTGCTGCTGAACCTGCCTTTTGGATGTCTCCAAATAGATAGTTCAAAAGTTGTTGCTTTTGAGCATCTTGATTACTGAAATTCAGCGCCTGAATATTCAAAAAATCACGATAGTCCTGTTCGGTCATCGAGAATTTTTCTTTAATTGCAGGAATTTCACCCTGATATTTTGCCAGCATAGCACGTGATCGCAATGGTGAACTAGATGAACGGTCAACGATAGACGCTGCCGCTTCAATACGTGCTGCACCAATAACCTGAACAAAGTTCAATTGGGTTTGAGTTGGCGACCAATCAAAATAATTTTGATACCAAGTTGGAGCAAACATCGCTAAACTTTCGTTTATTACGACCTGTAATTGGTCGGCGTAAACGCCGAAAATTGATTGAATTTTTGACATAATTGTTTTCTCCTATTAATAAGATTGTGAAAAACGAATACGCACTAAAAGTGCAATGATTGAAGCAGGAACCGGAACAATACGACGTGCGTAAACGGTACCCTTAGTTGCTACTGTCACAGAGGCAATACCATTTGCCCCAATAGTAATGTCTTGAAATGAAAGACCACCCGGTGCGGTTGCGCCGGCATCATCAACGTAGATAGCGTCACCAATAGCAACAGCTTTCCCGATTGTCGTCCCAACAGTAATAATGTCATAATCAGCATTCGTTTTATCGATTGCAATAATAGCCTGTGCGCCTTGACCTGTTACTTTTACTTGAGAACCAGATTTTAGTAAGTGTCCTTTCTTTACCTTGTATGCAGTTGCAGCATTTGAAGCTGCTTCCGTAACGACAGCGACTTTTGCTACTAAAGCAAAACGGGTCTGTTCGTCAAATGCAATTGGAGTTCCGGCAGGGATAGTATCACCCGATATAAATCCGGCATCATTGATTGTGAATCCGCCTTGTGCGACTTCCGTATCGGTTGATTGCCAAATTTGAATACCTGTATTTACAACTTGCTTAGTTATATTTAACATGATTGTGTGAATTGAAAAATGAATAAATTTATTTACCTGTTGCAGGATTTTTTTGTTCCGCCCATTTTTTGATGTCCGTAACCGCAACATCTTTTCCGCCAGTTCCTGCACCTGCGCCAAAAGGATTATGTTGCATTCCAAGCCCGGCGTTTGCCGCTTCTTGTACAAGTTGCCCGGCGTTCGTAATTACCTCGGTTTCAAATTCAGCATATTCTTCGTCCGATAAATTCATTTTATCTATCGTTTTAAGAATCTGATTTTTGAATACTTCCGGGGCTTTTGCATCCGTGAGTTTCTGCGCAAGTGTCTGCCGTCTTGTTTCAGTTGTTTTACCTGTCTCAAACGATGCAATTTTATCTTGCAACGGCTTTAAAGCGTCCGCGATAATTTTTGCAATGTCTTTATCTGCACCCGGGGCGGGTGGAGTATCAACAGGCGTGTCAACTGGTTTTCCGTCCTTGATTCCATGCTTTTTTTCATAATTGGATACGGCTGTATTAGTAGCCTCGCCAACCCTGCTGTCTGCATAACTATCAATGACTGTTTGAATAGTAACCCCCTCGACTGCGGTTGTTGCTTGTTCATCGGTGAGTGCGGTCTTCGCCAACTTGTCGGCTATCCTGCTTAAAACTGATTCCTGAACCCCGGTGAATTTGGTTTTCAGTAATTCTAAAATTTTGGTTTTCATGTTCCCTCTTTGATTAGTGAATTTGAATAAATCATGATTAGACGACAAATATAATCACAATTTTGCAATGTGTTTATAATGTAATCATATATTTTATGCAATCATTTAGTATTGAGATAGAAGCAAATACAGCAACTTAACTTAGATTAACAGATATTTAACCCAATAAATGAACTGTATTTAAAAGAACAAATGTACTTTTGCAAAGTGATTACAATGTAATCATATAAAGAACATAAACATTTAACAAGTAAGATTATGAGACTCCAATTAAATGATTCAGCAAAGACGGTTATTACATCTATTGAAACGACAATTGAACGCAAAGGAGACTTCGACGAAAAAAAAGCAGAGTATTTTTACTATATAACAATTAACTGCTTAGAGCTAAGATATTATGGAGCTAACATGCATAAATTAAGCCAAAAAGACTTTAATAAACTTTTATCCAAAGGAGCTAAAAAGGA